CCAAGAGTTCAGAGAGTTATTGCTGAGGAATATGGCTTGAGTCAACAGGGAGTGAATAATATAAAAACGGGCCGTAACTGGGGTTGGCTTAAATAAACTATTCTGGATTAATTATCCATCTATGCTTTGCACTTTAAAATTGCGATTAGACTAGAAAAGCATTACACTATGTCTTTGTATTCAAGTAATTTCAAAGGCATTTAATGTCAATCCTCAGTGATTATGAGATAGTCAGCCAAGCCCATGGCAACATCCAGGATAATTTACTAGTTTCAGCCTGGTGGAGAGCTAATGAGATCCGCGACAACTTCGGAATTTATGAAGGCAGCCAATGGCTCCAAGAAGACTATCAGCGCCAACTAGCCAACAACATGCCAACGCGTACCATTAACCGTACGCAGACGATCCTCGATGCAATTACTGGCTTCCAAATCCAGAACCGTTCCGACATTAAGTGCGTGCCTCGTCTTCTTAGTGGAAAGGAACAAGGATACACAGATCTTGCCAATGATGGCATTCGCTGGATAGAAGATACTTCCAACTATCGCTATCAAACCAGCTTAGCTATGCGAGACATGCTTATCTGTGGACTCGGTTTTGTGGACTACAACATTGAATACGATAAGAATCCCAATGGTGAAGCTTATGCAGAGCGTATATTCCCTTACTTCATGATGTGGGATGTAACGACTCGTAACCAGAACTTGGGGTCAGCCAACTGGCTATGCAGAGCGCATATTATTGATAGAAACAAACTTCATCAGTGGCTGGTAGGTCTGAACAAGGATCAAAAGGAAGAAGCTGATGCAGAGTTTGGTGCTGCTGTTGATGCGCGATTCCTGGACTTCTTTGACACAGTGATGATTGTGAAGTCTTTGGGCGTTATCTATCAATACCAATGGAGGGACAAAGTCCCGTTCTATCGCATCGAGAACCCATTACAGGGCTTTGAAGGCGATCCGAATGACCCGCATACTCAGCAAGTAGTAGAGCTGGCGAAGGTGATGCAGGATAAGTATAAATGCAATCCCTATCTGGATAAGATCGTTCCGATCCCATCAGGCGATAACTCTACAATGAAAGAAGCATTCCGGACCTTGGGTTTTGAGAATGTTAAGTCTGTCATGCAGAAGGAATGGAAGTACTACAGAGCTGATATTGTAGGCAATCAAGTCATACGTAAGTCTGAGAACTTTACTCAGAAGTCATTCTCTATGAAGTGCATGACAGGTAAGTACGACGAGATCCGCCAGTGCTATTACGGTATGGTGCGTTCGATGAAAGAACCTCAGCGTCTCATGAACCAAGCCGTGTCCGATTACGAGGGGTTCCTGAAAACCATTCCAAAAGGCGGCGTAGAGATCGAATCCGATGCCGTGCCTAATCTGGAAGGATTCCTCGATACTTATACTAAGGCTGCGCAGGTAACTATCTATAGTCCTGGCGCGCTTATGTCTGGAAAAGTCCGTCCGAAGATTGCTCCCCCGGTCCCGGATGGACTACTTCAAATGATCGACTTTGCTAATCGCTCTCTCATGGAAGTGATTGGTGTTACCCCTGACTTTATGGGCATGACTGATTCTAAGCTCATGACTGCCCAATTAAACGCACAGTTAGTCCGTCAGGGTCTTATGGTGCTTGCACCTTACTTTGATGCTCTAGAGCAATATACGGTCGAAACAGGGCATGTCATGATAGATATCTTGCGCGTGTTGGTCGATAACTCGGAAGGTAGGCTCATCAAACACATTACTCCTGAAGGATCAGCACAATATGTGCCGCTTCTGATGGATAATCTAACGGATGAATATGATATCACCATCGAGAAGACGCCGCATACGCCAGATGAAAGACAGACTATATTTGAGAAGCTTCTGCAGCTTGCTGGAATTCTCGCTAATAAGCCTAATCCTGTGGACATTATGCCATTGGTAATGGAATACGCTCCATTTGATGGGGAAAATCTCGGTAAGATCAAGCAAATGATGGCGCCTCCTCCTCCTCAAGGACCGGACCCTATGATGGAAGCGCTAACGCAAGCAGAGGTGCTGTTTAAGCAAGCCTCGGCTGCAAAACAGGAAGCAGAAGCAATGCGGGCGCAAGCAGATGCAATGTTGAAGCAAAAAGAATTAGAGCATGCGGATGTGGATGCATTTATGGCTGCAAAAAAAGCCAATGCACAAGCTGATTACGATCAGGTTCGCAGTGCCAGAGAGATGGCCAACTTAAATCTAGACGCTGAGCGCGCTTATAAGGAGATGGCCATACAACAATAATTCACCTGAGGAGTTTAGCTATGAAGATGCGCATACCGCCTGAGTTAAATGAGATTGAAGTTCGACTCGAATCGCACTTGAAAGAATTTATGACCTTCAAAGAACAGTTCCTGGATGAATTAGAGTACGTTTTGCACCATTACCATATCGAGGACCATATGGAAGCTGACACGTTATTCGCAGACATGCGTGCTCAGTTGAATGAACTAAAAGAAATCATTATTCACCGCTGGAGAGCCCAACATATCTCTCTCATACGTGAGTTGGATGGATCAAAAACCTGCAGTATCAACAATCAATGGAAGTAAAATATGACAGACAACACAGAGTTATCAATTAGTGACGCCAAAGGTGTAGACATTCAATTACAAGAGTCCAATTTGGATTGGAAAGCCCCGGGGAAATTGGATGTGAATGCATTCCATAAAGAGCTAGAGCGCATCAACAAATTGGCGGATATGGAGGCTGAAAATGTTCCTCAAGCTAATGAAATACCTGTTGAAGTGCCTGCCGAAGAAACAGAAGAGAGAGCCCTCGATACCCAAATGGACCAAGAGGTTCAGCCAGTACAAGAAGAACAGGATGATGATGACGATGCTGATCTTAAGGTTATCCCGAAGAAACGTCTCAATAAAGAGATTGAAAAGCGGAAAACTCTAGAAGCTGCCTTGGATAAAGAAAGAGAGGAGCGCATTCGCTACCAGACCGAGTTAGAGCTCTACAACAAAGCCATGAACAAGTTAAATGCTGCCGAGGAACAAAAAGCTCAAGAGATTGATCCTGTCGATGAGCAAGCTCACAATCTTTATATGCGTAAGATCAATGAGTTAGAGAAAAAGTTAGAGGCTCAAAGTAAGTTGTCTGACACTAACCAGTACGAGCGCTATTTTGCTAACGCTGTGAACATGCAGCAGGCAGAGTTTGTCCAAAAACAGCCCGACTTTGATCAGGCGTATAAGCATTTGGTGGATGCCGAAATCTCGACAGCGCAGATGCTTGGGGCGAATGAGCAGGAAGCACAACAACTAGCCACGCAAAAGCTCTACAATCTCGCTCAAGCAGCCCTTACAAAAGGCCAAAACGTTGCTGAGATGTTCTATAAAATCTCTAAGAACTATGGCTATCAGGCAAAGGCGGCTGCGTCGTCTCTTCCAAGAGGAACGAACCTAGGGAAAGTAGAACAGAACATGCGTGCATCAGCCTCGGCAGCACGTGAAGTTCCTGGCGTCATGCTTAAGCCATCCGAAGATGTAGGCATTTATGCCGGCCTGGATAGATTCGACGATAAGTTTATGAATCCGCACGGCAGAGGCGTTGACCCCAAGGCATTTCATGATGTGCTTCGTAAACTTCAGGGTGGAATGTAATTTACTTGTTAAACTATTGATTACTTGGTAAACTCGTAAGCTAAGACCTCTTATGCATGCCTCTGCTTCGGTAGTGTGTGAGAGCGGGAGGTCTTTCCTTACGAGTCTGCGTTAGTGACTCTTCGTGTGGTTCACGGTAAAAACCAAAGCACCCGTGTGGTTCACGTTAAACGCCATCGTGTGCCTCACGGTAAAAGGCCGCTTAAAGGAACTGACTCAACCTTCCGGATTTCCCGGATCGTTCGTTTTTAACTTTTTGAGGTCTATTATGGCAATTACCCAATTCGCCAGTTCTGATCTGCAGACAGTCAAATTATGGTCCAACCGGATATATAAAGACTTCGTCACAGATACGGGGCTGCTTGCAGCAATGATGGAAGCAGGAATCGTTTCCAAACAAGAAAAACTCCAAAACATGGCTGGTGACAGTGTTCGTATTAGCTTCTTGCTACGTCAAACTGGTCCTGGTCTGATCGGTGATCAAGCCGCTACCGGTCAAGGTAATGCGCTTACGTATTTCACAGAAGATCTGGTTATTAACCAACTGCGTTATCCCATCGAAATTCCAAACACGATGACGATCTCTCAACAACGTGTTCTGTACGATCTCCCTGAAGATACCTACAAAGTATCGATGGACTGGTTGGCACAACGCGGTGTGGTTTCGGTTCTTTACCAGCTCGCTGGCTTTAACCCTAACAGCTTCGTTTATGATGGTTACACTTACACCGGCGTACAAAAGCAAACCCTCCAAGGTTTGAACACTGTACTCGCTCCTAGTGCTAACCGTGTTTACTATCCTAATGGTTGGACAAGCGATCAACAAGTGAACGCTGATCCTACTGCAACTTTGAAATTCACTCAGATTGATGAACTCGAAGCCGAAGCAGAAACCGTTCGTCCTTACATTCGCCCGATCTCTGAGCGTGATGGTGTAAAATACCATATGTACGTTCATACGCGCCAATGGCAGTCCTTGCTCCAAGATACCTCGGCTCCTATTCAGTACCGTGATATCTTCGGTAACTTGATTGCTGCTGGTAAAACAGATGGCGGCATTGCACGTTCGATGGTTTATTCGCAAACCGAAATCTTCAAAACGGACAAAATTCCAAACGGTGTTGACTCTGGAACCAACCTGGTTCTTGCCAATACACGCCGTGCGATTTTCTGTGGTCGTGATGCTGCTGTTATGGCGCTCGGTCGTGGTTTCTCGGATGGTAAGGAAATCGTTCCTGGATTCATTATCCGTGAAGACGTAATCGATATTGCGCAAACACGCCGTATTGCTATCAACGCAATCTGGGGCATTAAGAAGATCCAGTTCAATGGCACCGACCATGGTGTTATCGTTCTGCCTACTTATGTCGCTCAAACTTCTTAGGAGATGAAACATGACTGTTTATAACTTCACAAATCTCCAAGCTCAGTCTCCTGTTGTACCCGGTCACACATTCCGTGTTGGTGCGTATTTCGAATTGACTGGTGCCTTGGCTAACGGCGATACGATCGTTGCAACCAACTTCATTCCTCCCGATGGGATCGTGATTTTGTCTGCACTGGTTTACTTTGCTCCACTAGATACAAATGCTACCCCTACCGGTACATTTGAACTTGGTGACAACCAGACTGATGGTCCTGCAGCTTTCCGCTTTATCACTGCTGCCAGCCTTGGTGCTGTTGGTGGTGGTTCGGCTGGTCAAGTGCATGTTTATGCTAATACCGCTCCTGCATTCACCAATGGTGTGCAGACACGTGGTGTTGGTTACATGTACGCAGACAACGAAAATACTACGACCTCGAACAATGGATACTACAACATGGTACTTACTGTAACTGCTGGCCTCGCAACTGCTGCAGCCACAGGAACCGTTTACCTTGAAGTAGACTATCTCTGCCAAGGCAACGTATAGGATAGTACTTTATGGCGCTTACATTTGGTCAAATGACAACGCAGATTCTGGCAGAAACATACCGTGATGCTAGCTTTTCCACGCAGGTTCAGAACGCCATTGTAAGCGCCATTAAAGAGCTCGAGATCGAGCAACTATTTATCAACACAGAATTGGTTTACATTACAGTTCCAGCCTATGTTGATCATGTTCCTTTGCCCACTGATTTTATCAGTGTTCTGCAGTTGAGCTTATTAATTGGACCAGTGCCACCCCTCCCCACCCCTCCCGTGTTCCCGCAGGATTATAATTCGTTTACCATCGTCACTGCATCGAGTGGATTTGAAGAGCGCACATTCTATGATCTGAAAAACTTTCGTAGGTTTGGATCGGATCAGGGCATACCAGGTGTGTGGGCAATATTCGGGGATAAGTTATATCTTCATCCTTGGACGAACACCGGAAATTACATACTGGAAATGTATTACTACTACCGTGATGCTTATCCAGTAAATGAGAATGATACCAGTATCTGGATGGGCGATTTTACCCAGGATGTAACGAGATACAAAGCGCGCGGGATTTTCTATAGAGACAGTTTACAATCTCCGGAACTCGCGGCCAGTGAATTTGAAAAAGCGGGTGTTGCGCTTAGCCAGTTACGGTTACGCAACTCTCAACGTTCCACCATCAATAATTTGAGTATGTAATATGCCCACTAGTACGACTAATTTTGCTTGGACCCTTCCCGTGCCAAACTCCTCAATCGATGCGAACGTATGGGGAACGCAGCTGAATGGCAATTTAAGTGCACAAGATACTCAGTTGTTGTCTTCATTCACCAACAATATTGGCAATACAGCTCCTGTAGCGCCGATACTTACTGCTGGATCGACATGGATTAATACCACTGTTGCCACGGATTGGATCTACAATATCTATGATGGCGCGCAGTGGCTGCAAATTGGTAGCATTGATCCTGTAACGCATACCTATGTACCGATTGGAAGTGGATCTTCTACTACACCTCCGAATGTATATATCTACACTGCTAATAGCAGTTATACGCCCAGTGCCAATATCTCTTACGTCACTGTCGAAGGCGTTGGTGGTGGTGGTGGTGGAACGAACTTCAGTGGCGGCGGAGCGGGCGGCGGCGGTGGTGGTTATTTCTGGTGTCAATTAACGGCATCTCAAGTCGGAGCTAGCATAGCGGTTAGTATTGGAACCGGCGGCTCACCCAATGGCAATGGCGGTTCTACGACGGTTTCCCCTGCAGCAGGCGGATCAATAACGGCTGCGGGTGGTTCAAACGGTGCATTCACGAAAGGTGGTGCAGGCGGCACAGGGATCATTGTTGGCATATCGGCAACTCCGTTATTGTTGCAGGGTGGGACAGGCGGATATGGTGCTAACTTGCCTACTCCCATCGCTGGATATGGTGGCGCAAGCCCAGTATTCGGACAAATCACGTCGCAATATTCCGGTGCAGGGGGTGCAGGTCTTACAGCAATTGGTTATGGGAATGGTGGCAGTGGTGGTATTACTGCTCCTGGCGGATCGGGATCTCCCGGATTGGTGCGTATCATCGAACATTTTTAGTAGGTAGTCATGGCGACCCTGGGAAAACGCATTAAGCTGGCCATTATACCTGGGGTCAATCCTTTGGAGGATTCTACCCCTCTCGATACCATTTTGTTCGCTGATGGCGATAAGATTCGCTTTCAGGATGGCAAGCTACGT